ATGTAGTAAGCGTGTGCCTCTGCATGTTCTTTTCGCAAGAACGCTGCAATGTTGCCAAGTCCGTCATCTGCTTCTGAAAGCAATTCTGCTTTGGTTGTTACTTCCCATACCGTGACCACTTCAGAGATGTTTGCCCTTACTTCAACAAGGTCTGGCTGATCGGTTGTTCCCAGTGCTCCTCCTTCTGCAATTCCGTTGGTCTGGGCGTGTCTGCCAGTCATTACTCTCCATCCAGATGATGTCCATGGTTCCTTCTTCAGAAGCTTGAAAACTTCCGACTTGGTGTTCAACTGACTGAATACCTTGGCCCCATACAGGGTGTTGAGTCCTTCAGCCATGGTCGTTTCGGTTATGGCTGCTTTCTGTATGCCGTATCTCTTGGATATGGCAAGCGTTCCACCGTAATAGGCGTTTATATATTCTTCAAAATCCATGTTTAGTTCTCCCCTACTATTTCAGCAAGCTCGTCCCATGATTTGTCAACATTGTTCCAATCAATAGGTGTTGTTTTATTAGGAGTGTCATTTTTAGGAGCTGGTGTCGTCTTTTTACCAGCATATACGTTAAATCCGTATTTCTTAAGTGTCGCTAAGGATTTCTCCAAAGTATCTTTCTCTTTAGGATCCGAAGATTTCTCTTCTTCTTCCTCCTCTTCCTCTTCAGCTTCCTCTTCTTCTTCTTCATCCTCTTCAGGCTCTTCTTCCATCTTGGATTCTGCCATGTCTGATAAATAAGCCATTACTTCCTTGAGTTTGCCGAGAGTCTCTTCCAGATCTTTGTGGAGTTCATCTTCCTTGTCAAGATCCTCTTCTCTAACTGGTTCTTCTAACGCTTCAGCAGCTTCGGGAGCTTCCTTGATCTCCTCAACTTCTTCTGTTTTCTGCGCCCCGCATGTGCAAGTGGACATACCTCTACTTGGAACTATTAATATATAAAGATTATATTTATTTCGGAATCATCTTCCATGAAGGCTACTTGGCCCACTGGATGTTCCCATATCTAACCTGAATTGCATACCTGAAGTCCTCCCTGTGGATCCGTCAGGCTTCTTGTAGGTCTGATCATATACTCCTGGATTATACCAGAGCTCTGAGCAGAACGCCCTTTTATCTCTAATTTGTTTTCTTCCTGGTAATCTTTCTATCTTCATTGCGTTCATTCTGCAATTATTAAACCATGTCACACCTGGCGTTTTCTTCTTTTCTATGAATGTACCGAACTTGATCATTCGCATTACATCATCTAATAGATCATTGGACTTCTTAAGTGAATCTGTCTTGATAACTCTTGGAGTACATGATTTCTTCATTGTCTTAAGTATATCATCCAGCATCTCATTGGATTTGCTGAATCTCCTTGCCTGTATTGCTCTTTCCTGCCTTATTGCCCCTGCTTTGGTATCATGGCAACCCAATAGCTTCCGATCCTTCTTGGCATACAGACAATACTTGCCATCTTTACGTTCTATGATCTTCTCTATCTTACTGGTTTTCGCCATCGCTACTTCCCTGACTGTAGCTTCAGGGTTGGCAGGGCTATCCCCTACCCAGGAGACAGACCATAGATCAAGTTCGTTGATTTGATTGTGGCAGCTCTCCTCATCGCATACTTTCTCCTGATCCATTGCCTCCCCCCTGATACTACTGGCTCCATTTGAACCAAATTCCTTAATCTCATCCCATACCTTGTTGTGCATGGATAACTTGTTGTGGATCCCTACCCTTATCTTAACCTTCTCATCCTTTACCTTGTAAGCAAGGGGAAGTCCAATCGGCTGTTCCTCATGCCTGTATGAATATACTCCATACTTCATATAGAAATCCATCGCCTCCTTGATAGTGTCTGTCGGGATCTTGTCATTCTGTTTATCTATAACTGGAGAGGAAATGTATGTCTCCATTATCCTATCATTATACCATTCGGGCCTATAGACTATCCAACCTGTATCGCCTTCGCTTTCTTTGTTGATAGTGCTTACTGCCACAATACTACTGTACCATTATTATTATTAAAGTTTTTTACTGTTTCGGAGACACACACACACCTTCATTTCCACTGGAGATTATAATAATAATAATAGATTAGTACAATAATAATATAATAAGCCGTCGTACCTCTTTTGTTTTTTAGGAAAAAAGTGCGGGACACTTTAGAAAAGTTCCAGTGGAAGCGAAGGTGTGTGTGTCTTAGGTTTTTTAAGTGAAATCGCCTTGACTTAATGATGAGTAGAGGTCGGCTTCCAACCTCTCTGCTAACATAAGAGCCCATGTTTCTTTGAATTTAGGAGCATTCTTTACTACTGCCCTTCTGAAGTACGGTCTTGGCTGGATCCCTCTCCTTCTTATGTTCTTGGCAATAGCGTTGGCCATAGCAGGACCGTAACCCAGTACCCGTTCCGTCCATTCAGTAATACTTCTCATAAATTCCCCATCTCCAGTGGTTGCGCTATGGGGGTTAGTTCCATATTCTATATGATGTGCATAAGGAACCGTTGTTCCTACCGTGTATCTTACAAACCCATTGGCCAGTTCCCTTAATCCATCCACTTCTACAGATTCCTTGAGTTTGCGATCACTGGCCACACCCTGCGGCCATGCCTGGAACATCTCACCTGATACATCGGCCTTGACATCCAGTGCGGTCTGCTCTATCGCATCTGCCGTAATCGCCATGATCGCATCAGGCAGGATACTGAAATCATTGTTGACTCTCCCCAAATTGGGATCAAAGTTCATTTCTATCTTAACCATTATATCCCCTTACAGTATCGACATCATCATCACCGTATTTCTTCTTCCACTTCCTCTTGACGTACTCCTCTCCCTTCTCGTAATACTGCATCCGTACCTTCTTCTCCATCTGCTCTTTATGAATACGTGGAGCGTTCTTCCATTCCAGTTCACCCTGACACTCCTGACAGAATCCTGAACCAAGGATGTGAACACTCATCGCACTTGCACTACATTTCCTACAGTGTTTCATCTACCGATCTCCAGTTCCTTCTCATAATCTGATAAACTGTCCCACCAATCCCAGAACTCCTTGTCTATGGGATCTCTCTTCATCTTACCATCACCAACACAGTCCTCTGATTCGGATGCAGTAACGCTTTCCCAGTAAGTGTCATATTGAAACTTGCCCCAATGGATTGCTGTAACAGGATCAATTCATCCAAAAACAGACCTCCTGCTGGAAGTCTGCCACTCAATGCCTGGTGCGCTCCGCATGTTCTACTGTCATTTATGATCTGCAAACTGTATTTGAACCTGTCACCCAGTATCTCCTCGGCCTTCGCATATCCCCTGAACCTACCCTCGTTAAATACATTCAACATCTCGGTCCTGGCTATCCTTCCCAGTTTCCACGACTGGGTATTCGCCACAGCCCTTACCTGATCCACCATAGATGCCATAACCACCTGCAAAGCAGCCGCCTCGAATATCACCTTGTTCATCTCGTTATTCAGATCTCGCTCGAACTGACCCAACGCCATACCCAGAGGCCCGTTGTTCTGAAGGATTCTAATATCTTCCAGATCGTAGTCATCCTGCACATAGGACTTCACCCCCAGTCCTGGAGCATCGGCAAACGCAGAACGGGCTCCATTGAGGTAGGCATCCGTCACATCATCCTCTATTGCCTCTCTCAACTGCTTTGAGATCATCAGGGTTATGTCTGCTACGGCTGCCCTTAGATCTACTACGTTAGTGATCCCCTTGAGGTTCTGGAACTCTCTGGTCAGGACCGATCTAAGTTCTCGTAAAGCTCTGTCAATGTAGAGTGATGCTCTTTTGGCTCCTCTTCCTCCAGCGACTCCTGAGTACGCCTTAGAAAATCCTGCCTCACCGCTTCTGACGACTTCGGAAGTACTAATTCTCCATCCTCCCCTAAATCCACATCAATACCTGAGTTCTGGAACTGGGTAATTATCTGTGCCTTTAGATTCATGTTATTCAAGTATTGGGTCTCGTTCCTCTCGTTAATGTCATGGAATCGGACCTCCCATGTCTTTATGCCCATCAATCTCAACAATGGCTGGATCAATCCCAACTCTATGCAACGCTGTGTCTCCCTGATCGTCCTGTCGAATATTGTTATCTGCTCTCCTTCTGAATTCAATCCACCGACCCCTGACATATCACCGACAACCAATGGCATGACACCGTAGGCCGCATTGATGTCGTTGTTGATCCGTTCCATATATGGCAACATCATCAGCTCCTCGAAGTTGGGCATGATACTGACGAACTTGGCCGTATTGGATCCGTCCTGACTACTTATTATCGGAATAAAGTTCGGATTTCTTCTTGTCTCCTCTGCAATGTACTCCCCCAACCTGTTGAGCGAGTCCTCATTGTGTCCTGGAATATCGAGGAATCCCTTGGGTGGTCTTTCTAACCTATAGACCTTGTTCTGTAGATTTTCTATTGCTAACGCTGTTTCTATCTTCTTGGAAAGCCCCATGATTGGTGATTGACCATACAATCGTGCCGTTGAACTGTATTTGTTGAAATGGATCACCTCATCCCTCGCAAATGGGATCTGATCTCCGTCCATATCATAGAAGTAGGCCATCGGAACCAGCTTCGTGCCAGTATCCTTATTGTGTGTTCCACTCATGAACTCCCTCGTCAAAGGATCGAACTGCCTGTCATCCAGGAACTTCCCGAATCCGTCAACATAGAACCGCATGTGCTTGGCATCCTCTACCCAGATCTCCTTGACCACCTTGCCTGTCTCTTCTCCATTTCCATCTATGACTCGATCATAGACAAGACT